GATCTTTGCCGCGGCTTCAGGCGAGAGTTTTCCTTTATTGACCATCTGGGTTGCTCTCGCTTTTGCTTGCCCGGCGTGAGAGCGGTCAGGCATTGGATACTTGCGGCTTCCCGGAAGCCCGAACTTGCTCGCCGGGAGTTTGTTGCGGGTTGCGGCTTTTAATTCTGCCATTGGAGACTCCTTTTCACACGCTGACAATCGTAGCGATAGCCCACAGGCAGAGCCCCGCCGCCATCAGGTTCAAGCGCGGGGTTGCGACTCCAATAGCGGACAAAAGCAGGCAGATGATCGCAAGAATCATCAGCAGCAGGCGTATGGTTATCATTCAGCGTGCTCCTTTCGCGCGCTTCGCCAATTCCCGGATGCGCTCGAGTTTCCGCTTATTCTTGGTTCCCAGCTTGAAACCTTTCGTACCCGGAACCTGCACTTCGGCGTAGTTTTTGATGGCCGCCGGAATGCCTGATTCGGGTTTACTCATGTCCTGTCGCCTTCGCACACTTCGGGCATCCGGGATCGAGATCCGGGAGATACTCGGTCGTCATATCCCGGCGAAAGTGGACCTGTCGCCGCACTTCGTATGAGAATCCGCATGCACGGCATGTATGCACGTCGGTTTGCTTTTCCTGGAGGCCGCACAGACGCAAATAGCCCTGCTGCCACGCGCGATCTTCCACAGACAGAGAGTCCAGATATTCGCGGACGTTCATCGCAAGAACGATCTCCACCAGCGATGTTTGATGCCGTGCCTCTCGCCGATCGCGCGCAGCGCATCTCCAAACCGGGGATGCTTCGCCACCAGCCATTCCGCGTCTCGGAGGTATTCCGGATCGGGCTGCTCATAAGGTCCGAGAAGGTCGAGGATGCGTAGCGCGGCCAGGGCTTGCCGGGTATCGCGGGGGGTGAATGCGGGCTTTACCATACGTCACACCCAGATCCAATCGACGCGCACCCAGTTGAGGTAGGCCGGGTTGGAAAGTCCCATCGCGTAATCGTGGGCTTCCTGCATCCTCTTGCTGAAGATCGTTGGCTGATCTTGCGCCGTCTGTCGGTCCTGCTCGAATTCATCGCTGTCGTAACTCCAGCCCTTTCTGTACTCGCCCATGGGCTGGCCAGGAATGACGCCGGCGGTAACTTCGAACAACGCTTTGCAAGTTGGCATGACTCACATGCTAACTCCACGGACTCGCCGGAACCCTTTGCCGCTGCTCTTCCTCGCGGCGTTCTTTCTTCGGTTCGCGGATGCTGACAGCTAGGCATCTGAAGGCGTCTCCACAATGCGAGTTTGCATCGTGCAGGGGCTCACGGGTCGGGCCCTCATACGATTGCATCTCTCCGTACCTGTACATCCTGAGGCGTCTCAAACCGGCTGACGTCCGCTGCTCGTCGAAATAACAGAGCGGGAAGATCGTGCGCGCGGCGTTGATGCCGTCCACGATCGGGAGCCGCGGCGCCACCTTCACCTTCCAGCCCACCGCTTTCATCTGCTCTTCGATCGACTTCCCTGATCCGAGCGATTTTAACCCGCCGTCCCAAGGCAGGTATGCCGTTCCGAAGACGTAGCCGCGCTTCTGCAGTTCAGACAGGTAGGAGTGCAGAGGCTGACGTTCGCCCTCTTCGTAGTCGATGATGCGGTACTCCATCGGGAACGCCTGGAACATCCAGATCGACACCATGTCGCCGTAGCCGAGATCCCAGGCGGTTTCAACGGGTTTTGACGGGTCGTACGGCACCCGCTTGATACGGCCCTCGACGTCGACCGCACGGAGCTCGTTGGCGTAGATCGCGTTCGCCAGCGTGTTGATGCACGCGCCTTCCCATATGTGGTTGTACTCGTCGATGTTCGTCCGTTTATCCGCTTCCGCCAGCTTGCGAAGCCCGTCGGGAAACCACGGGTTATCCCGGTAGGTGAGCTTGCGAACGATAGCGCCTTCCGGCGGATTCACCACGAACCGCTGGTAGGTATCATCTGACTCCAGGTCGGGATTGAATGATACCCACAGCTCGCAGTTCGGGACGCGGAACAGGGTTGGAATCAATTTGTTCCACGAGGTTTTGCTCACAGATTGGGATTCTTCAACCCAGCAGAGGTCGAGCGCCTCCATGCTTTTCAGATTATCTACGTTGTGACGGAGGCCCGCGAAGAACACCTCGCTGCCGTTGGTCCCGTAGAATGCGCTCTTCTCAATGCGATAGAACGAATCGAGGTGGAGCGCCCTGATCTGCTCTTCGAGAAGCTGATGCACCGAGTCGCGAATAGACTTCATCGTTTCCCGCGCACACAAAATTCTCATCTTGCGCTGCGTGCCCAGTATCAGAAGAGCCCGCGCGAAAGCCCAGGACTTGGCGGCGCCGCGGCCGCCATACGCCACCTTTACCGGCGCCGGCTCGAAGAGGAAGTCGAGCGCCTCGGGAAACTCGGCGTTACTGACGAGGGTTTGAGGAGTCACCTGGCCTCACAAAGACGATTTCGACCTTGGCCTGAATCGGCGCGCCTTGCGGCCCCGATATCTCCTGCCGGCTGACCGCATACTTTTCAGGCATCATGCCGCGCAGCAGAAACTGCATCAGTCCTCCGTCGAACCGCCGCACGTGCCCGCAGACCGCGCCCTGGTAATGCACGGGTTCAAGCCAGCCCTTCGAAGCCCTCTCGACAGCAACCGCTTCGAGGTATTCCGCCGCCCAGGCCTGCGTCTTTTTGAACGACTCGGCGTATTTTGGGTATCTGGCGAGCCAGGCGTAATGCGTGCTCCGGTTAACGCCCGACCGCTTGCACGCCTCCCGGATATTGCAGCATTCGGCATATGCTCTGAGAAGATCCCTGGCCTTCTCTACCGTGGTCCTCTTCGGCTTCTCGGGGGCTTTCTTCTTCCGCGGCATCCGTAGCGAATTATCGGGACCGTACCATCAACCGTAACGCCCTCGACTGGAGAGGGGAGGGCGCCGACTGCCCCGGAACGGCCCCGTTAATGCCGCGATGGCAGCCCACCTCCCCCGAGGTTCGCCACCCTTCGCGACATCCCGTCATGAAGCCACCGGGCTAAGTCGCTTCAATGTCCAGACGTTTTTCGGGTTCTCGTCTGTTTCCGCGCGAATTGCAAATTTTTGGGGGTTGCCTGTACGGGGCCGTACGGCCGAATCGTCGCCGCATGCGAGGATCTCGATTGCGCCGATCGCCCTCCTGCGCGTATACACCGGCGCTGCATTGGGCGCGAGCAATAGCTTTCGCACGCGCTCCGGGCCGGCCATTTCGATGACGATAGATCCGGCTGTTACCGGGATGCGCGGACGCGCGAGAAGACGCACAATTTTACTCCGCTTACTACGGGCGGAGAAGTTTTGGCCGTCCCCTCCGAGAGACGGTCAGGCCGCGGATTGCTTCGCTGCCTGCTCCCTGGTGATCACCTTCAGGTGTCTAGGGCCTGTGGGCGCCTGCACGGTATACAGGCCGTCCTTGTCTTCGGGGTCCGGTAAGGACTTCACATACACGATGGTATTGGCGATGAAGTCCCGGATTCCCCATAGTTTGCAAAGAGCCTTCCTGCCTTCTACCGAGACGCTGCGAATCTTGTCCCGGCTGGTAATGATGATATCGCAGGTTTTAGATTGAATAGTTTCTTCTTCGTCGGGGGGAAGGTTTGGGTTCCAGCTCAGGATCAGCGCACGCAGCTTCTCATGACGCAGCAAACGGGGCTTGAAGTTCGCTACCTGCTGGTCGAGCGCCGCGAATTCCTCGGCCAGCTTGGCGCGCTGCGCGGATAGAATCGGGGTAGGTTTGGGTTCTTCGGAGCGCTTCGACCGGGACACCGGCTGGGGACGAGCCTGTTTCGCCGGCGTTTTCTTCTTGCGTTGCAACCCCCAAGGATAATCACGCGGGCTCGCCGCGGTCAATGGCGGCCGGGTTTTTCTTCGCGCAGATGCGCATCGAAGCGGAGGGCGAACGCGACGAACGTGGTCTTCAGGGTGGGTAAGAGACGGCACACGAGTTCGAGCGTCGGGTTATGCATCCCGCGTTCAAGGGTGCTCATGTACCGCCTCGATACGCCCGCCTTAAGAGCCAGTTCCTCCTGAGAGACGCCCTTCTGTTGACGCAGCTCAAGAATGGTTTCGCCGAAAACGCGCATCACCCGATCGCGGGAGGGGGGTTGCATACACTGCCAACTTCCCAATTTGCGCCAGATAATACCACGCCATATAGTTACCCGCTATATAATACACACGAACCACACAAATGGAGACGCGCAACCGCCAGCGTGGAAAAACCCCTATTGCCGGGCTATTCGATCGAGGTAGAATGAATCCGAATTCATTGAGGAGTCATAGATGGCAAAGAACTAGACGGGACCAAGGAAAAAGCTACCGTGATGCGGATACAGCCTCGCCAAAGGCTGAAGCTCCCTCTCCTTGGCCCCGCCTGGCGATTGCAATCATACGGATCCTAAACGTATGCTGCAACAAGATCCTACCACCTCCCGGCCGAAGATTACAACTTCCGGAAATCTCCAGGGTTCCCCGTTCTCTTGCCTTGCGCCGTCGAAACGGACGTGTGATAATCAGAACGATTTGGGGGGCGCGGTGCGGGCGGCCGTTCACACGGCTGCGCGTGAACCGCACCGCTCCCTCAGACACACCCTGGTCACGCGGGGATGCCAGATGACTCCTTTTGGATTGAAATTTCGAGAATTGGGGGCCGGTGATGCGCCGCCCTAGAGTATAGGCACACCTCTTCTTCCGTGAACTTTGGCGGGTTAACCGGAAGAGGAGGGGTGTGATCCCTAAGCAGTTCGCTAGAAGAGCCCAGGAGTTCAGAGACGGCTTTATTATCCGTCTTTCGATCTCCTGGGCGCAAGTAGTTATTTTCCAGGAGATGAATATGGGTAAACCAAGCCGTCGCCTCAGCAGACGCAATCGACACGTCACACCCCAGCCGGAAGAACCAAGATTCAGGGTGCGCGCACCCTGTATATTTTCAGAAGTTATTGAAAACATAGAACATTTTTGGGCGTGGTTTCTCACTACTAAAACTCTCCTCCGCCACATCCCTGGACAAAGCCAATGAACGGCATACTTGAGAGTCGGCCCGCATCCGAGGGCACAGTCCAGATTCTCGGCATCGACGGCGAGCAGATCGAGCTCGGTAAGGGTAAGTGGTATATCAACCCCAAGGCTGGCTGTGAACGCAGGACGATGGATGCGCTATCGAGATTAGAACACCGGATGTATGCCAGGATCGAAAGCTGCAGTATGGGATGGGGCCAGCAGCTCGCCGTCATTCTCGACCCACGGGGCGATCTGAAAGTCAAAGGTCGGCACTGCCGGAGGCTGACCGCCGCCGACATCTCGAGGATCGATGAAATTGACGATGCCGACATTAGACGGGGTCTTACCGGATTAGAAGAGAAAGGCGTCATCCAGCGCCGCGCAATAAACGGTGGGGATTTACATAAAGGCAATGTTGAGATATACTTCCTGGCGAAACCGCTTCCACCCAAGGAGGACGGATTCAGGGTGCGCGCACCCGGAATCCCGGATTGGGTTCCGGACGCACTGAAGCCCGCCGTCGCCCTCGCAAGACGCCTAAGAATCCCTCTTCCAGAAGATTTCAACGATTTCGATCAGGGTGCGCGCACCCTCTTTATCGCCAAGTACGAGCCATTGGCGCGCACCTTGCAAGAGGCCCAGGATGCCCTGGCGCGCGAGCTCAAAAACGATTACGCGCAGCCCGCCCTATATAAGGAAGAAGTACAAGAAGTACAAGAAGTACATCAACCCCCAGCCAGCCGGCCGGTTTTAGCCTCTACTGCTCCCGAAATTCCTCCACCTCCACCACCGAAGCCTCAACCAGTTCCGCTCCCTGCTCCAATACCTGAAGAAGCAAAACCGGCTGGCCGGCTGGAAGGGTTAACCCCCCAGATAGAGCAACACCTAAAGAAATTCCCTATCCCCGATCCGCTAACGCCTGAAACCGTGGCCGAAGTGGCAAAGCACATCACCACCCCGCAACTCCTTGAACGGTTCAGAGATGCAACGGCGCCCGATCGGTTCACCAAGGGACCGCCGCGCAAATGGGCCTTCTTCATCCAGAAAGCCCAAGCCATTGCAAGGGATAGCGAGAGATACAGGGAAGCCGAGGCGGGTAACGGGCACTCGCCGCCGCCACGTTTGAGCAGGGGATCACCTCCCAAAGAGAATCTCGGAGATCAGTTGATCGAGGAAGCGCGCCGAACCATAGCGGACGAGCACGCGAGCGAAGAGCAGAAGGAGCTGGCGCGCGAGATCATCCGCGAGTTAGAGGAATCGCCATGACGCCCGAGCGGCAAGTCTGGCAATCCCAACCGCGTATCGAGCCCGCTTGCACGGTATGCAGGGATTTCGGATACGTCCATTACGAGGGGCGATTCCACTTTTGCTCGTCCTGCGAGGCAGGCGCCCAGGCCAAACGTGAATGGCCCGCATTCCTCGATCTTCTGAACGAGAAGCCTACCGAACCACCGGCGCGGGTCGGATCGGAACCGCGGCCGGCGATCACCGAAGCCGACATCGAACTGGCTATGGAAATAGAGCTACTGAGGCGCCGGGAGAACGTAGATAATCGGATTGCCGACGCGCGGGCTATCCTGGCGAGCGGCGATGCAACGCGAGATCAGAAGGAAATCGCCCG